ATTTCCATACCTTCATCAGTTTTAAACCAATGCGCTAAAGCAGTGTATGGATGCTCGTCAAAAGGAACTGTCATTATTTGTCTATCATTTGATCCCCATAAAAAGTATCTTTGATCTCTTGATAATTTAATAATTCCAAGTTCAGTAGCTTTAATACCAAAGTTTCTAAGCTGTACATTGTCGTCAGCAGCTAATTCTAAGAATAAACTAGGATTTCTTCTAGCAAATACTAGTAAATCTCTTTTAAGTTCTTTAGAACTCATCTCTGATACTTTAGAACCAACCTCAACTCTCATAATAGCTTCTGCCATTTCAATATCCATTTCTCTAGCTATAACAATAGCATCTGCTTCCATTTCTAATAAGTCTATTTGTTCCTTAGCTTCTTCAACAGGATTATATTCATAATAAACATTATCTCTGTGAGGGTGATATAAAGATAAAAGTTTTTGTAAAGTTGTTTTTTCTTTTTCAACAAACAAAGTTCCATTTCTAAATATAATATGATCTAATCTTTGATCACCTTTCATTTCGTCAACAAAAGGAGTTCTTTGATTTTGACAATATTTTAATTCTCTTTCGTAACCTTTTTCATTGTCAAACCAAAATATATTAGAAGATCTAATCATTTTAGATAAAGGTTTTTTACCTCCTTTTAAATAATAAACTCTATCTCTTATTTCCCAAGTTGATTTTTTAGCCTCAGCTTTTTTAGGTTTTGGTGTTTCAACAACTGGTGTTTCAACAACAGGCACCTCTACCTTTTGTGTTTTTTGTTTTTTTGCCATAATATAATATATAATAAAATTAATAAAAATAAAAGTGCCGAGGCCGAAGCCTCGACTCTTTTAAAATAATGTTACTTCATTAACATAAAGTTGTTAGCACCTTGAGTAACTAAACATCTTTCAGATAAGAAGTGTAATTGCATTGCATCTAAAGCAGATGTAGCAGCACCAACAGAACCAGTAACCCAAGTTTTCATTCTTCGGTCATCAGTTTGTGAAGCTCTAAATCTTACATGTAAGAAAGGTCTCTTTATACTAGAACCTACAGTTTGATCATAAACTGAAGAAGATCCAGCAGGTATCATGACACCTCTAATTGCATTAGCACCAGCAGCAGCGTTAATACCACCTCTTGTAGCTAAGTCATTTAAGTATCTGAAGTCAGACTTGTAAAAGTCATAAGAACCTCTTCTGAAACCAGTAAAACCTAAGTTAAGCGCCATATCTTCAGAGTTGTTGAATACACCATAAGATGTACCACCAGCTCCATAAGAATTCATTGAAGCTAACATATCATCAATAGCTAAACTAGTTGATCTGTTAACAAACATCATGTATTCTTCAATAGCACCTTGCTTGTCAAATTCAGCTAAAATTGCATCGAACTCAGCTAAATCAGTAGCAGCATTAACACCAGTAACACCAGAAGTTACGTTACCTCTAGTTTCAATAGCATCAAATAAACCTTGAGTACCTGTTGCAGTACCAGCAGATAAATCAAAAGCATCGTCAGTTAAATCAGCAGCAGATACAACTGGATGTCCAGTAGCACCAGCGTTTGAAGCACCTCCCATTTTTGCTTCTAGCATTGACATTTCTAAGTAATCAGTAAATCTAGCTCTTGTGTCAGCTTCAGCTTTTAAGTACCACAAGTAACCTGATTGTCCGTTCTCAGCAGAAACTTCAACCCAACCTATTCTTGAAGCATCAGATCCTGATACTTCGTAGTAATCTTTTAATATAATTGGTTTATTCATAAAAGACTTAAACTGAGGCTCGTTACCACCTCTTTGGTCAGTAGAAGTACCGTTGTTACCAACGTTAGCAGAAGTATTGTAACTTCTTCCTTTTTGAAACTCAGAACCATAAACTAATATAGTAAGTGCTTGAGAAGTAGTTTCAGTAATACTAGCTGCGTTTAAAGATGCTACACCATAAGGAGCAACTTCAATTTCACCAGCAACAGCATCAACTTCAGTAACTAAAGCCTTAACAACACCACCAGCACTAGCAACAATAACAGTATCGTTTACACGAATACCATCGTCACCAGCAGTAATAGCGTTACCATCAATATCGTGAGTGATTTCAATAATACCACCAGATACGATAGTACCACCAGCAGCTTGTCCTGATTTTACATTTCCTTTATAAGATAGATGTAATCTACCTTGTTCAGACCATACAACTTGATCAGCTGTCATAGCCTCTTCAGCTCCAACTTGTGAAAGAAATCCTGAAATAGTTCTCGGTCCGAAAACTTCAGCTTCTTTCTCCATTAGATCTGGTACATATTGTTGCGCCCAACCTGCTCCCGCAGTAGACGCAAGATCTAAGTAGTTTGTAGATAGCGCAGCTTGTTTAGGAGCTGGAACACTATTTAAAACACTTCCTGCAGTAATTGCCATAATTTTTAAATTTTAAATTGTTATTTGTTATTTTTAATTTTAAACTTAAAATCATTAGAAGTATCACCTAATACTTTTACTTTTATACCTCCACTTTCAACTTCACCAAAAGCTTTTCTTGGATTCATTTCAATATTTTTAGCTTTAGCCATACTTTCTTTTAAAGCATCTGCTTTGCCTTGTTCGTAGAAGTGTTTTGCAATAGCATCAGAATTCATTGCCGTAAATAAAGATTTATGATAACCTACAGCATCTGACATTTCATTATTTTTGTTCAAAAACTTTTTGACAAAATTATTAATATCGCTTTGAGTTTCTTTTACTTCATTTGCGTTTTTAACGTTAAACCTATACTTTTTTTCACCAACATTATATTCAAAACCTTTAAAGTTTTTATTAAATACACTATCAGTTTTTAATCTAAAAGTTTTGTTTTGATTTTCTACAATCTTTTGATTCTCTTCTGATTCTTTGTTATATCTATTAAAGAAGTCTACAGCTTTTTGTTGTTCGTTGGTCAACTTTGACCCAGCTTTAATTTCTTCATAGTATTTAGACTTTTGCCCGTCTAAATAGGCTTTAGCGCTGGCAACTTGCTCTTTTAACGCTAATTTTTTTCTTTTAACATCTCTTTCTTCGTCTTCTTCTTCATTATATGAAAATGAGTCTTCCATAAGAAAACTAATTTCATCGTCAGTTAAATGTTTTTTTGTTTGCTTATAATACTCTCTTAATATAGTGTTATCATCATAAGCAGTGTAATCTTGATTTAATCTAGCATAGTCTTCAATACTACCACCGGTTTCGTTTATAAAATCTACAAGTTTTTGTATATTTTCTGGCAAAGGCTTACCTGTTTCTTGAGCTTGAGTTATAGCTTCTTTAGTTTCTTCAACTAATTCTTCTACTTTTTCTTCAACTTGTTCTTCTGTTACTTCTTCAATAACGGGTTGCTCATCTTGAACTGTGTCGGAGACTTCTTCTCCGGTAGGTTTTTCATCTGTTGTTTCGACGTTTTCTTCGAGTACTTTTTCGCTAGTTTCGGATTCGTCGCGTACAGGAACCTCATCTGTGCTTTGCTCTGGAACGGCATCTGTTTCTGGTTTTTTAGTTAAATCTACTTTGACAATATTGTCATCTTCTTTGTTTTGTTTTTTAAGATCAACTTTAGTTACGTTGTCTTTTGTAGTTTGTTCAACTACATCCTTTTTTTCTTCCATAATATAATATAATAATAATTAATAAAAATTTACTTAGGATCAAATGTGCCTAAATCAAATCCTCCGCTAAGTATATCATTACCTGCAGACTCAAAGTTTTTAGGCGGTAAACCACTTTTTCTTTGTTCTATAAGTTCACTTTGTTGACTAGCCTGTATTCTAGTTCTTTGATCTTTTCTATCTTCTTTGTTTTGTTCTCTTTGTTGCATGTTTGAAGTTTCTACTCCTTTTAATTGCATGTTCATTTGAAACTCTAACTGCATCAAATCTTTTTTATGTTCAACTTCTTGCATCATACGTTGTGACTCTAGCTCAGACTTTACTTGAGCAAGCTGCGCATCGTTTTGAGTCATTATTTGATTTTTTTGTATTTCAGCTTGCGCCGCAACTTGTTGAGCTTGTGCGTTAGCGTTTGCTTGAGCAGCTATATTTTGTTGAGCTAACTCTTGATCTCTTGCTTGTTTTCTTTTTCTTCTAAGTTTTAAAAGTTCATTTGCAAGTTTTAAGTTTTTAATTTCTCTAATATCTATAGCATCTTCAAGTTCTATACTTTGTTGTGATAAAGCTATTTGTATATTGTTTTCTAATAATTGTTTTTCTTCTTCATCTGGTTGAAGGTTTATAAATATACCAAAATCATATAGATATAAATCTTTAATTTCATCTAGAACAGCTACGTTGTGAGCTCCAATAGCATGAGTAAATGCATCAGCTGTTGGTGAATATTCTAATATATCAGATACTCTTAAAGATAATGATTCTGCTACTTCAGCTGTTAAAAACAAACCAGATTGTAATATGTGCCTTGTTGCTGTATTACTATTTGCGGCGGCAAGTTTTTGTACACCAACTAAAGCGTTTTTATCTATTGACCCACCGTCTCTAGCTTCATTTAAACCGGTTACGTCACGTATCATTTGCAAGTAATAATTGTAATTACCAATTAAAGCTTGTATTTTATTACCACCACTACCGCTAGTTATTTCTTGTATAGGCACTTTTCCAGGATTCATATCACCTTCACTTGTAAATGATCTACCAATTACAGAACCTGTTTGGAAAAACATATTTAAAGCTTCTTGTGGATTATAGTTAGTACCATTGCCTAAATCTATTTCAGCAAGCCCATCTGCGTCTAGGTATACACCATCTGGTACCATACGCGCCATAACCTGCTGTAACTTTAAGTGTGTAAGCTGTATCATATCTGCAAAACCAGTTATACGTCTTACTAAGCTTTCTATTCTACCTTTATATATACGTGGCGCAACTATATTATAATTCATTTTAACTTTAGTATAGTCGCTTTTTGGCCTCATCATGTTTTTAGCTATTTGCCACTTTAAAAGTTTATTAGTACCAAGTATTAAAGCTCCTTCGTATAAAACCTCTATATTTCTTTGTAATCTACTAAAGTTACCTTCTTTATTTTCTGGTGGATTAAAACTATCATCTTTTTCTATAGCTTTTTCTGCACCACTACCAGTTTCTTTTATTTTATAAACTTCGTTCATATATGTTTTATAATTAAAGTATAAAACTTGAACTTTATTATTATCTATTTCTTTATAAGTGTTATAACCTTGATTATAGTTTGTTTGATAATAACCTTTATTTTTTACTATATCTTCTAAATCTTCTTGTTCTAAAAACGGAAACTGTTTTGCAAGTTCATTAACAGGTATATTTTTTATTTCACCTACATAATATAAATCTTCAAAATACGGTGATTCAGTATACGAATAAACTAAATCAGCAGGATCAACATAATTAATAGTAACACCTTCAGAAGTATTAAAATCTGTTTTAACAGCACCAATACCTAAAACAGTTAAGTCATAAAAAAATCTTTTTTTGATTAATTCATAATTATTACCTTCCATTAAAACAGACAAAGCTTGTTCTTGAGCAACTTCAATAGCTTGTTTATATGTTAGTTGCATGTGCAAAGCTAACTCTTCTTTTGTTTCAGGAAGTTCAGGTATATCAGATTTTCTTTTGTTAACCTGAAACTCTGTCATAGCATAATCATTAACAACTTTATTTTCCATATCAGACAATATGTCGCTCATGTATTCTGTTCTTTTTTGAACACTATAAGGATCTTGAGCATAAGCCTTAACATCGTATGTACGCTCAGCTATACCGTTTACAACTATATCAACAAACTTAGGTATAATAGGTACAGGCTTCCAGTCTAAATTTAAATAAGATAAATCACCATTTATAGATAATTCATCTTTATACTTTTCTATTGACTGTTCACCTCTAGCATATAACCTTAAGTTATGATAATTATTTTTATTTGTAGTATATCTTGTTTGATTATAGTCATTATAAAACCACTCGTTTTCAATAGCTTTAGCTACTTTTAAACCGTAATCATAACTTAATTTTTCTGCGTCACTTACTACTTGACTTGGAAAATAACTTTTTATAACAGACT